CATCAATGAGTTTTTCCAATACCGAGAAACCGATATTGTTGTTTTCAACAACCAGCATCGCATTTCCATATTCTTTTCCAGCATCAAATAAAATCCTCGCAAACAAATCAGTCGTGGGCTTGCCTCGGTATTCGGCGACCTGAACCATTGTATTTGTATCAAAAATGTGAAACACTGAATAATCAGCGCCATCGCCTCGTGAAACATCGCCAACTAATAGATACTTATTATCTGGATTATAGCGTTCCCAAATCCAAAAGTTTCTATCAAAACCTGTTTGGTGTTCTGGACTACGGCAAGACTCTACCATTTTATTTAAGTTATCGGGATGGATAACTGTTTCGCCCGACGCATTAAAATTACACTCATACTCTTGTGCTACTTTGCGACGGGATAGGTTCCTGGTTGTCTCATCAAACCATGCTTGATCTCTTTCTGGGTGCAGGGTCCAATGAAGTATCGTAGGATGAAAATCATTTTCACCCGCTTGTGAGGAAACATAAGTTTTATGAAACCAGTTGCCCACTCCATTAGGAGAGGACAAGGCGATACAACGTCCACCAGCAGCCATTGTTGGTTGAAGTGCTGTCCATAATTCACTGAAGCCATCAATATGGGCAGCTTCATCAATTACTAATAATGAGAGTGCTTCAGAACGACCAGCATCAGCCGATGTGGAAGTTGCTTTAATTTCAGAACCATTACTCAAAACAAATGAGGAACGATTGTCAATGGCAATTTTGGCGATCTGATCAAACCAAGGAGGTAATAGCTTGATCATCGCTTTGACTTTTTTTACAAGGTTGGCTGCTGTGCTAAACTTGGTTGCGATTACCAGAATGTTTTTATCACGATGAAACAACATCATCCATGAAACATATGCAGCGGTAATTGTTGAAATACCCATTTGACGGGATTTTAAAATAACGTTGTTACGATAATCGTTAAACTTTTGTAGTAAATCTTTTTGGAAGCCCCAAGTCTTAAATGGAATTTGCCCACGTTGAGGGTGAGCAATCTTACAATAATTGTCTATAAAATAAACTGGATCTTTGCCACACTTAACAAGTTCTCGGACAAGTTCTTTTTTAGAAAGATATTGAGACATGCATTACAATTAGTCGCGAGGCTCTAGATCTCGTTTTCCTGAAACATTTTCTGGCTTCTTGGTTTTTGGGAATTTATCTTTACCCATGCCAAGCCATTTTTTAATTGAATCGTCTAGACGTTCTTCTACGGTGTGTCCTAGCTCGGGTTCATCTGGGATTCCACCAATCTTATATTCTTGTTGGGCTTGTACCCAAGACCTTACCTTGCTCGTAGTTTGAACAATCATATGAGGCTCACTGTCTTTTGGCTTGGTGAGAGTAAGTCCATTACCTGTAATCTTTTTATATTCCTTCTTTAGAAAGTTGGCAATATCTTGGAGTCGTTGTTCAATCTCTCCTTCATAATCACCCTTGTAGACCTCACGCAAAGTGACTTCACCCTGATATTTGATGGTGAGCATATTACCGTGAAAGGTTACACCAAATCCGTCCATGACTCTCTTATCGAGAATTGGATGACCCTCCTCTCTTTGAAGACCAACCTTGAGTGGTTCTCCATTTTCATCAAGCGCACCGTCAAAAGCGTTTGCAGCCGCTTGTTGGATACCTTGGATAATTTCTAGGACATTTGATTTTTCAGCCATTATTTTTTATTCCTCTTAATAGATAGTTTGATTGATTTTTTTTCTTTAGCTAGCGATTGTATAACTTCGTAAGCTGCTGGTGAAACATAATAATTTTGCTTGGATTCCTTCACAAGATTACTAAAATCCCCAGATAAGATCTTTATTACTTCTTTGCCAATTCTCTGTATGACAGGTGCATCTTCTTTAGCAAAGTTCTTTCTTTGTGGACCAGCTTTTTTATGAATAGTTTTGATTGCTTTGATGATAGCTTCTCGGAACTTCTTCGAATCAATTCCTTGATTCCGCAATTGATTGAGTGCAGTCTGGATAGTTCCTGGTTTTAATTGCTTCAAACCGCGAAGGTCTTTTTTCTCGTCTTTTTGATCGTCATCTTTTTTGTCGTCTTCTTGATCGTCATCTTTTTTATCTTTATCTTTATCTTTTTGATCCGAAGATGAATCTTCTTCTTCTTCTTCATCCTTCGCCTTAGCTTGTGCAAGTGTTTTAGAAAATTCCCCTTCTTTAAGGAAATGGATTTCTTCGGCAATAAAACTCTTTAGTTCGGATCTTGTAAGTCTAACTTTTCTAGCCATTTTTCTTCGCGTCCTTCAACGTTTACAATATAACACCGGAAACAGCACATAAACTTTGACATATAAAGATCGTCTTTCGGCTTGAAAGAATAAATATTACATACTGGGCAAGTGCGTTCTGATTCTTTTATAAATAGTTTCTTTGGCAGTAAAACACCATCAACCTCAACCTTCTCTTTGGTCTTCTCTTTCCTGGTCAACTCTTTGATTTGAGATAGGTAATCTTTTTCTTTTTCTTTGTCCCAATTATTTTTAGGATTTTGTATTGCTTCGTCGCCATACTTCTCTTGTATGGCTTTCTCAACTTTTATAAGATGATCAGGATCTTTCATCTCTTTACTATTTCGCTTGCGGCGAAAAAGATTGCGATTGATGTAATCATTCCCACTGCTATTCCACCACCAAACCACAGTATATCATAATCTCCAACATCAGTTGCAATTTTTTGTAAGCGTAAGATTTCCTCATCTTGAGCTGCAACAATAATATTGTATTTCCTTTTCTCTATCTTGAGTTCGCTAGAAAGTAAATCGTTGTCTCTCGTGCATTTTGCCTGTAGGGTGTCCGTCTCATATTTTACTTTTAATTTGCACTCTTGTTCTGCTCGTGCTTTTTCTGCCAATAGCTTTGCGGTTGCCTCTATTGAGAATAGTGTTCCCGTGAATGGTGCAACATCACCTTCGTTTAAAAAAGTAAATTTCGCACTTGTGCTTGTGGTTGTTTGGGCATTAGCTATGACCGACGAGGAAATAAAAATAATACTAATCAGTATTGCTATTGTTTTTTTTAGGCTCATATTCAAATCCAAACTCTAATGTAATTCTCTCTGCCATCTGATCGGGATCATCAGTCCACTCTTTTATAACAGACTTGACAAATTTCTTTTCTTTCTTGTCTAGCGTCTTATTTTCTTTGGAATACTTTTCTTCAATTTTTTTAATTGCGTTGTCGTATTCTTTATCGATCCACTCTTTCTCTTTCTTTTTATTTAATTCGGCTACTTCGATTGCATCTAATTGTTTCTTGTGAGAGTCATCAGCGGCCTTTATGATTTCCTCAACTTTATTTGTTTTGGACCGGAAAACTAAAGCGACTATTATGAGAATAGGAATATACCAATAAGATTTTAGGAAAGACCAGATTTTCTTAAGGACGATCATTTTTTGTTATGGCTTTTCCATGCTGTCGCAAATGCTTGAGGGCAATCGTCTTTGCCACCACACATTTTTTTCTTCAATGCCATAACCATATCTTCTTTTCCCGGTGGGGCTTTTTCTTGGAGAGGGGTTGGTTGAAAACTATCAACAACATCATTAATGGCTGTCGTGATTTTCTCTCTTAGTTCTTTGGCATCCCTAGTGTCCAACATCTTAAACTTCAAACGAATTATTTTAGTGATCGCAGAATCCATACTCGTGCCTGGAACTGACTTTTTTTGCGGAGGGATTGGGGTGTGTCCGCTAGGAGAACCTGGGTCCATAAACCCGGAATCTTCTTGGAGTTCTTCTTGAATAATTCTCTTAAGTTGTGACCTTGTAACTTTCATTTTTTCTTTCTGCGGATTTTTATTTTTTTATTTTCTTGTAACGGCAATTCCATTTGTGCCGGGTCTTCGCCAGGTCCAGGGGCAACCGCGCCTTGCGGCGATAAGACACCACGGATAAAATTAATTGCGTCCATTAGTGTTTCCGCTTTCGTTTCTTGTTTTTCATCTTCGTCAGTAGAAGGATACACTTCCACTTCATAGCCGTCGTCATAAAGATCAATCGAAGCATTTTTATAAGGATCATCCCGTGGGGCGCTCCAATCAAATAATCCGTTGCCCTTTGCGGAACGGGTCGCGGTATCCACTAAGCCAAGGTTTTCCATCTCGGGTGTAACTAGACGATCAACATAACTCACTATTTCTTGTGCAGCCTCTCGGTCAGTCTTGTCATCGCGAATCCGTGCGGCGAGTGCTTCAAACTCAGCAAACTTTTGTGCGCCAGCAGTTACTTCAGAAAGAATTTCTTTAATGTATTCTTGTAACGATTCTTTTGTTAGGAGTGATTCATTTTTTTTATCAACACCCACATCCTTGATACTTCCATATTTATCTGGATTAGCATTGACGGCTGCTCTTGCTCTTTCTTCTGTCTTTCCACCGGCTCTTAAGGCGTCGGCCATCTTGCTTACAGAAATATCTTCATCCTCGGGAACACCAAGCTCTCTGTGCAACGCGCCTTTGTTTTTTCCAAAT